CCACTCGGTCTTGGACCCCGGCTTTGCCCATAAGTAATAAGGCAGTATCGGTACAACAATCCAAGTCTTAACGCCCATAGCCGCCGACAGGTGGGCCACTGATGTGCACGATGTTACCACAAGGTCGCACGACGCTATAGCTGCGCGAGTATCTTCCCAGTGATCTAACTTAACGTCTTTTACCCACTTAGGCTTGAGTTGAGAACCCTCGTCGCGCTGTAGGCTAATGAATTCGGCATCGGCATCCTTCACGGCATCAAACAGTAACTCGCTTGGAAACAGGCGGTGCTGCTCATGCTCAAATTGGGGGTTACCCTGCCATCTAAGGCCAATGCGGAATTTCTTGTTCTTGGGCATTTCGGGCTTACTAATATAGGCAGAGCCGTCAACATCGGCGTACTGAAGCTGCAACGGTAACACCGCAGACATAGCCGGTACCCAGAAGTCATGCACCACGCCAAACGCAGCCTCATGTTGGACCACAGCACGGACACCCGGCATGTCTCTAAACAGCGTAGCTAAGGAACCCGAGCAGGCGACAATCACGTCACAGCCCTTCTTAACCATGTACCGTATCATTCCGGCGCAGTGTATCTGGTCGCCCAGACCGCCTTCCATGTTGAGTAAAATAGTACCCTTACTTACCCCGTCCCACATCGGTGTGGGTACTCTGGGCGGAGGATTACCGAAGACGCTTTCATGTCGACCACGGAAAATAAGTGTATGCCCGTCTAGCAGGTTGCCACGGCGGATTTCGTACCACCCACGGTTAAAGGCAGCGCGGTCATTTAACGGCTCTCTAAACCCAAGCTCGTCACCAATCTTAGCCGCCTCGTCCAAGTTACCCATAAGGCCCTGAGCAAGCATAATGTCGAGCTGATGTACTGGCAGGTTTGAAGTCTGCTCTCCACGCCAAAAACGCGGCTGAACAAAGCCACGGTACATGTGCTCTAAAGTATCCTCGGCGGACAGGATGTCGGCCTTTTTGAGCTTCTTGCGGACGTTGTGCAGGCCCTTTACTTCCCAGACTTCTTCGTCTTTTTCTTGCAGGTTTGAGGCGTCGATGTTGTCTAGGTCGTAAGTATGGGGCGTCAGCTCCAAGAACTCTTCAATGCCGCGCAGCACTTCTTCTGGCTTGCTTACTAAATCTTCGTATTCGACGTAGTGTATGCACTCAGGGCCAAAGTTATGGGCACGCAGCAGAGTTTGGTAAGACTGTTTTACGTGGTCCACAAGGTCAGAGGTACGCAGGAAGTGGGTTAGGTTATCGGGTTTTGCTACGCGCACCATAGAGGCCACGCAGTCTTCGACATTACGCACAGTAGCGATAATCTTAGGCTTGTACCCAAGCACGTTGTACATAGTAGGCATGTTAACGTCAGACGCCCAACCCCGTGCTTTGTCGAGGATAACTGGCTTGTCTATGTCTTCGTACTTGGTTTGGCAAATGTTGCGTAGAATTTTCTGTATTTCTTTTTCTTGCGCTGCTTTGTCTTGGGTGCTTGAGCGCTGTGATAAAGAGTCTGCCCATGCTTTTAACGTACCCACGAGCATATCCAACAAACCCGAAGTTGATGTGGTGTGCATCTCGGGGTGTTGTTGTAGTAACGCCGCTAGTACCGTAGAACCTGAGCGGGGTAGACCTGATAGGAAATATATTTTTTTCATTGTGCCTTCTTAGGTTGTTGATCGGTTTATGGCGGTGATGGAAGCATTGCCTGCGCTTACTTGGTACCATGTAGTCAAAGCGCCTACTTGAACGGGAGAGGAACGGTCGGTTATTGTTGGCAAATTTTGTCCTAGCTGTCCCGCTCCGTTGTTTCCCCAAGTCCAAAGGGTTCCGTCGGTTTTAATTGCGGCCATGTGGCTGCCCGATGTTGAAACTTGAGACCAAGTAGTAAGCGCGCCTACTTGTACTGGAGAGGAGCGGTCTACTGTGTCGTTGTGGCCTAATTGGCCAAACTGGGAACTTCCCCAGCTCCACATCGTGCCGTCAGTTTTGATAGCGCCGTTTTCAACAAACCCTCCTGAAACCTGTGCCCACGTAGTAAGTGCGCCTATTTGAACGGGGGAGGAACGGTTTATAAGATACGAGATATTAAGGCCAAGCTGCCCGTTACCGTTTGCACCCCAACTCCACATCGTGCCGTCGGTTTTAACTGCGGTGGTATGTATGCTGCCACAACTGACTTGAATCCAATTAGTCAGAGCACCGATTTGAATAGGACTCGATCTAGCAACAAGATTGTTATCCCCAAGACGCCCTGAAGCAGCGTTGCCCCACGTCCAAAGAGTGCCGTCGGTTTTAACTGCTGCGGTGTGACCACTACCCGCAGAAGCTTGCGACCATGTGGTAAGTGCGCCTACTTGAACGGGGGAGGAGCGGCTTATAGCATTGTTGTGGCCTAATTGGCCAAACTGGGAACTTCCCCAGCTCCACAGAGTGCCGTCGGTCTTTATTGCGACGCAATGGCCCCACATAGACACTTGCGACCAATTAGTTAGAGAGCCTACTTGAATTGGAGAAGATACGTTTATGCCGGAATCATTGCCTAGTTGTCCTACGGTCCCTGCACCCCAAGCCCAAAGAGTACCATCCGCTTTAATTGCGATGGAAGAGGAGGATCTCGCTGAGACTTGCGCCCATGTAGTTAAAGAACCGACTTGTGTTGGGGAAGAAGTATTGACAGTAGTATTAAGACCTGTTCGACCTGAACTCCCACTACCCCAAGCATACAACTCCTGCCCAGAAGGCACCGAAGTGCTATTACCAAACCCGCTAAACTGGCCCGGCCCATATTCACTAAAGGCTTGAGCCGCGAACTCTGTAGTACCGCCCGCAGTTAGGGTTACCGAAACAGCACCCGCAGACGAAGCAGTGCCCGTGGCTAACGAGCCGTCAGATTGTTTGGCAGTGACTACGTAGCCCGAAACCGTACCGTCGCCCGTGTTAGCCGGAGCAGACACAGTAACACTCGCAGACAAGACTCCCGCGCTAACAGAATCTATAGTAGGGGCGTTGGGCGCTTTTAGCGGTTGGAAACCGCCAGACAGAACTCCACCTTTACGGCTCATGGGCTACTCCTTAAGAGCTAGAGATAGCTTCGTAACTAATCGTATAGGCTATGTCGTCTGCTGAACCACTTGTCACTACAATGGACTGGTCTTCCATCAAATAAATCGCCGTAGTTTTATCAACCACGATAAGCGACGCATCCGCAGGGACCGAGACTGTAGAGACAATAGGATAGGCCGTACCGCCGCCTGCCGCTGCTGAGTTAATTGTCACAGTGCAGTCTACAGCGCTTGAACCGTTGACGTTAGCCGCTACGATCTGGTTGATTTTAAGCACATTGCCAGAGGCCGCCGCGTTAGACAGAAGCACGTTAGCACTAGTGTCAGAGGGTGTCAGGAACGTGGTGTTTCCTAAAATGCTTGTTACTGCAACTATATTGGGGTTAGCCATTTACCTTCTCCTAAAATCCCATGACCATCGCAAGGGCGATTGAAAGTCCTGCTGATATGCCACTGGCCGCAGGAGCCGTTGACTGCCAAGTTGTGCCGTTTGAAGTCAGGATGTTACCTGAAGTGCCCGGAGCAACTGTTTGAACTGCGCTTGTACCGTTACCCAAGATTACGTAGTTAGCAGTTAGGGACGTTGCCCCTGTACCGCCATTAGCGACAGGGAGGGTGCCCGTAACCTGAGAAGTCAGGTTAACATTAGACAGCGTGCCGCCAAGAGTAAGGTTCCCAGAGCTAGTGACTGTGCCAGTCAGAGTAATGCCATTAACCGTGCCCGTGCCACCTACGCTTGTTACCGTACCGCCGACTTCAGTGGGGTTAGCATTAAATACCGCAGCGCCTGCTCCCGCACCGTCTGTAACAATCATGACTTTAGAGCCGTTGGGTATAGTGACGTTAGCACCAGACCCTTGCGAAATACTAATAGACTGACTGCCAGAAGTAGCGTTCTCGATCATCCAAACTTTAGAAACGGTATTTGGACCAAGAGTTACCGTACGAGTCGCTGTTAGAGACACCGCCGAGGTAATCTTTAAGTAGAACGAGCGGGTGTCATCCGCAGTAGCATCCGGCATAGTGAAGGTTTCGTTGGCGTCTGCCGCCATTTCTTTCGTGCCGTAGCTAAAACCGTCGGTAATCAGCTCAAGGTTAGTGTTGGTACTGGTGCCCCAAGTGCCACTTTCATCGCCCGTAGCGATTTCTTTAAGCCGTAAGTTATTTACATAAGTAGCCATTAGGGCCTCCAGTGACTATTTTAAAGTGCTGCCACCGGCAGCAGGTATGCTTGTCGCATAAATTTTTGTGTGCTGCCGTAAGTTTAGGGCTTCCCCGCAATCTGAACAAGTATCCGCTGTTAGTTCCGTTTCGTCCAAATCGTAACCGCAATTACCACACACAATTTCAACTTCATGCTTAGGGTCTATTGCGTCGTTTAATGTTACCGCTTCATTTACTGTCTTCATGCTGCAATCCGTTTCCAATTAGGTGTTTGATCCACAGGTACTTCAGTCCATCCAGTGCCGGGGTCTGGGACTATACGACTCCAGACTAATACATTTCCGACTTGGCCAGTGGCCTGTACGCCAATGGCGTACACTGTAGCTCCGCCCGTTTCTTCGGTTTCGCCTAATGCTGTAGTGCCCTGAACGCCGGTTACACTTACGTCGGCATTTGCTTGAGCAGTAGCGGTTCCTAGTGCTGTAGTGCCTTGAACGCCCGTAACATCTATAATGTTGTTGGTTATCTGGGTTACCGTACCTAGCTGAGTGGTACCCTGTACGCCAATGACGTATACCGTTGCTCCGGCAGTTACAGTCTCTTCGCCAAGGGCTGTGGTAGCTTCCACTCCAGTAACGTCAACAACCGCAGAAGCGGCAGTTATAACCGTACCTACTTCACCAGTAGCAGCGTTACCAAGGGCCTCAACAGCTCCATCCGCTTCAACCGCGACGTTACCAAGTGCTGTAGTGCCTTCGACGCCTATTGCGTTTACTGATACCCCAGTGCCTTCAATGACGGTTTCTTCGCCAAGGACCGTAGTGCCTTCAACACCCGTTACACTAATTATTGCAGCGGCAACAACGCCTGCGGTACCTACTTCTCCAGTGCCTTCTACGCCTGTTACTTCTGCTCTGGTACGTAGATCAACAACTACCGCGCCCAGATTACCTGTAGCAGAGACTCCGGTGACCGAAGTATTGGCCGCTGCTTCTACTTCTACACTGCCAACAGCTCCTATGCCTTGGACGCCAGTAAGAGCTATATTAGCTTCAGCAACAACCGTTACAGACCCAACAGCACCAGTGGCCGCATTACCAAGAACTTGGGCCGCGCCGTCAGCTTCAACAGCGATATTACCTAATGCTGTGGTTCCTTGGACACCTGTAAGAGCTATATTAGCTTCAGCAACAACCGTTACAGACCCAACTGCTCCAGAAGCCTGAACACCCGTTACGGACGCAGAAGCCGAAGCCTCTACAGTTTCGTTGCCGAGCGCAGACGTTCCAGAAACACCATCGACAAAAATCGTAGTGGTACTAGAACCCCAGTTGTCTCGGCCCCAAGGGCCGGAACCCCAACCTATGTAATCCGTCGAAGAGGCCATTTAGCCTCCTACTAGGCAATACGGATAATAGCGTTGCTTGCATCAGCGGCAGGGAAGACAATAGTGAAGTCACCTGCGGTTGAAGTTTTATCAGAGCCGAAATCCAGAACTGCAACAGCAGGGTTAGTGCCACCGTCAGCCAAGTAAATCAATGCGCCACGGGCCGTAATAGTCGCTGAAGACCAAGTTACGTCTGAGAAGTCCAAAAACGCTGTAGTGCCGCTTGAAGCAGGGTTTGCTGAGATAACTAGTGTTTCTCCACCCGCACTGTAGCCTGTGCCTGAAACTTCGTTAGTTACTGAATACGCAGTAGTAGTCGCATCCAAAGTAGCCGATGAAGTGTACAGAGCAATCTTAAATACTTGTGATGTGCCGCTGCTGAAGTCAAAAGTGCCATCAAGCACGCCGACTTTGAACGATGTAACCATAGCTTGTGTGATAGCCATTTTTCTTTCCTCTTAAAAATATTACGGGCCGGGCGATTCCGATTTAATTGGCAGTCTAATCATGCCATCTCTAAACTCATCACGACGACGGCGACCTTGCTGCTCGATGCCGAGACCTTGTATGGCCTGCTTATAGCTGTTTTCAAAATATGTCAGCATATCAAGCGGGCCTTTCGTGTAGCTATATGCCTGTATCAGGCACGCATATAAAAGCGCTTCAGGGGCCTTGGTGCTTATCCAAGTCGTCGTGTTTGAAGACGACAACTGCTGCGGCTTATATATGTATCCTAATTGAACTTCGTAACTGGCGTCAGGTGTAGGTGCAATGTAAAAAGTGTTTTGGTCCCACACGGAGTAGTATTTAGGAGTGCCTGTTTCCGAATAGTCGGGCCAATACTCTTTCATGAAAGAGGTGTCCCTGAACTCTAAAAAGGTCTGATCTCCGTTAAACGTCGCCATTATGTAGCGATGGGTCAAGATGTCGCTTGGTGCAACTAGAAAACGATTGCCTGAGGTCATGTTGGCAGTGGCTTCAATCTTAAAAACATCCAGATCGATGTCTCTAAGAATCCTGTTCTCTGACATCAAGATAAACGTATCTATCACCGAGTTAGAGAAAACATTGCTGTCTACCTCGGTATAGTTACGAATATTTGTCACTAGCTCGTCATAGGTCATGTAGTCACCACCGTAACCGTTCCCAGAGTAGCCACGCCTTCAACTGCTATTGTCGATGGCGCCGGCTGCATTGACCCCGGCACTGTCTCAAAAGGTGTATCGCCGCCTGTGCTATTCACAAAAACACTCAACGGCTCTGTCCTGTCAGGGCGTGGATTCAATAGTGAAATCGCATCGCCTCTATACTTTAACGGGTCCAGTTGGGGCTCTTTTGGCTCATAGTCCTCTGGACAAACCATAAACCCTTTCCAGTTCTTTTTAAGAGTCTGGTAAGGATAGCGCTGCCCGCAGTAATCACAAAGGGCGTATGAGTATTTACCCGTTGCATGCGCCATTTTATACCCCTACATCAGGCAGGATGTAGGTACTTGCAGTGTCCCTATCTTCCATCGCGGCCCGTTGGAAATCCTGTTCGTACATTTGTTGAAGCGCGCTAGTTCGTTCTGGCGCATACTTCAACGAAAGCATGTACGCTAAACCCGACGCTAAACAAGGTAAGAACCTGAAATTAACGTCGGTAGTGTTAGTATAGTCACCGGCATCTTCCATACGGCGTATACGGTAATAAACCAGTGTATATGCCTTGTCAGCAGCCGGATATAAATACGCCTTGGGCGTATTCGTTCTTTCAATATAGATTTGAGAAGGCCTAGCCTGAGTGAGTTTATCTGGCACATTCAGGTATTCTTCTCTTCCTATTCTTTCAATGTTGATGTCTTGTTGCTGCCCGTTTACCGTCTGACGAATAACTGCGGTCAAAACATTGACAGTGTCAGTAGGTAACGATATTTCAGCGTCGCCTTGAGCCAAAGAGTAGGTAGCCTGCTCGATGGTCCAGAGGTTTAGTCCGCGGTTAGCCCAGTCCAAGAACAACAAATTTAAGGACCGACGAGCCGAGTTAAGCTGATAGCCTGCAGTCATCTGCATGCCGCAGCGCTCAAACGCCTCTTCTACGAGGTCGTCTATCGCCAGATTAAAGTTTGTGGTCCCTGAGGTCGCCATCTATTTACCCCAACTATCCCGCGCTTTTTTC